GCCGCGCCGGTCTTCCACCAGGAATACACCGTATTCAGTCCAGATGTCCGTGCCGTTTACCAGCACCAGACCGCTCAGTATATCTGCCATATCAGTTCACTTTTATGCCGTCACGTTTTATCGTACGTATATCTTCCTTTATCTCGCCCAAGCAGGCGGTACCCAGCCTGGTGTGCTCCTCTATTTTAGCCAGGTACCCTTCGGCCGCGCTCATCTTCTCCGCGACGTTCTCGATACCGCTGTCCATGCTTGCCCAATGCCGGAGACCGCCGGTGAACATGCCCTCCAGCTTCGTGCCCTGCTCCTGCGTAATGGCGGTGAAAGCGCCGGGCTTGCCCGTCTGCACCGTGCCTTCCTCCTGCACTTTGTCGTAGCCCGTGGCGGCGGCAAGTTTGTCACGGAGCTTCATGGCTTCTTCCACATACTGCATGTACTCATCCGTCAGCGCGTTCCGTTCCGCTTCGGTCAGATCGTTGTCCTCCATCGCCTTGCCGAACTTCTCCCACCAGCCCTTCAGCTTATCGTTGTACAGCTCGCCGATCTTATTGCTCAGCATCGCACGCATGAAGTATTCCGAAATTTCCTCAGCCGCATCCTTGGCACCGTACTTCATGTTCATCAGGTTGTCGATGAAGCTGCTGTACATACCGTCGAATGAAATACAGGTCAGCCCCTCATAAAGATTATCGGTCAGCTCCTCCAGCTTGCCGGCCTGGTCTATATAGTCATCCAGCTTCTCGGTCAGTCGCCCGCCGTAGCCGCCCTTGCCGGTGTTCTGGATTTGAGTCCACATGTCCACGTTGCTGCGTAGTGCCTTCATCTCCTCCGGGCTCAGGCTCCACAGGTTCCCGTCCCACTGGCGGCCTATCTGCCCGCTCAGTTTGTCAATCTGCGCCTGGCTGAATCCGCCCCAGTAGTAGTTCCAGGAATGGTGGCTGCCGTGGTAACCGGCCTGCGCCATAGCCATCTGCAGGTAGTTCGAGTTTGTCTCCTGCTGCATCCTGTATGCATCGCGGTAGGCCGCCACACTCTTCGCGCCCTGGCCCCGCCTGATTGAGTCGGTCAAATCCTCAATAGAGGTCTGCAGCATCTCATTCCGGTCGGTCAGCCGCTCCATGGTGGCCTGTACTTCCTTCGCGTTGCTGCCGTTCCAGTCGATGATGCCGCCCAGGCTGAACACCTGCTTCACCGCTCCGCTTACCGCCTTGATACCGCCGGTAATGATGCTCATCGGTTTTGTCAGGTCTATGCTTTCCAATCCGTCCAGCGTCTGCCCCAGACCCTCCAGGTATTCGCCCATCCATTCCGGGGGATCAATGCCGAACTGTCCCGCCAGTCCCAGCAAATCCTCGGCGACTCCCACGTATTCCTTCACCTGTCCCACGCTGCCGTGCAGAGCATCCGTGGCTTCGGCCAACGCTTTCTGTTTCGTGTTCCGGGCGGCATCCAGGGCCGCCTTGGCATTCTTCTGCTCGGCCTCAGTCCCTTCTTTCACCGCCTTGTTGTAGGCATCCTGCGCTTCCTTGACGGATATAGTCGCAGATTTCACCTGTGACATGGATGTCCTCAACGCTGTAAAAGGATTGCGTTCGTTCAGTTTCTTGTCGATCGAATCTATTGCACGGACCAGGTCTTTCAGGCTGTCCGGCTGCAGTTCCTTTTGCGTATCGATATATTCCTTCAGCCGGATTCTAAGGGACTGGAGACTTTCGGTGGACACCTTGTCGAGATCACCGAACACGGCTTCCCAGTCCAGCCCTTCCTTCAGTTCCTCCATATCGAGGTCGGCCATCTTTTTCTTCAATTCTTCCTGGAGTGTTTTCCGTTCGCCTTCTGTGGTGGCTGCAGCAATACGCTTTTCATACTCCTCAGTAATAGCCAGTTTCTTTTCCTCGTAGTTGCCATATTCCGACAGGTAGTCACGCATGGCCTGGCCTTCTTTTTCCTTTTCTTCCTCGAAGGTGGCCGTAATGGCAGTACTCCGGTTCTTGTCGTTCGAATCGCGGGCTGCAACAAGGGCATCCGTCTGTTCCAGGGTCAATCCGTTCCCGCCGGTGGATATGCCGGCTTCCTTGTTCTCACGCTTCCAGGCGGCTTCCTGCCGGTTTATCTCTTCTTTCCGGGCGTTATAGTCATATTCGATTTGTGCCAGTTTCTTTTCGGTGCCGGCCTGCATGCGGTCTATCTCTGCCTTCCGGTTCTCTGCCTGCAGGGCGGCAAGTTCCTGCGCTAACCTACGCTCTGTGGCAAGCCGCTGTTTGGCTTCCGCTTCCGCATTCTTACCGGACTGTTCGGGGTCGATGTGGCCGCCTATTCCTGCCTTTTTATCAAGTTCAATACGTTCTTTGGTAAGATTTTCAGCAGCATCAATATAACCGTCGTATTCTTTTTGCAGCCGTTCCAGTTCCTCCTTTTTTTTCCAGCGACCATTATTATTCTGTTTGTAGGACTGGTCGGAAGAAAAGAAACGGTCAATCTTTCCGCCATACCCCCACCATGTATCAAATTCGCTTTCATCCTTCGCCTCTGTCTCTGCAATCTTATCATCGACTTCTGATGCTTTTTTTACTAAACTCTGAACCTTCATCTGGAGAAACAGGGATTGCACATAATCCTCACTTTTCTTTCTGATAGTATCGTACCATTCAGAAAGTGTCTGATAGTAGCCGAAACTTTCCCCGTACTTGCGGTTCAGTTCCTCCACCTTGGCCTTTTCCTGTTCCTTGCTGCCGGTGAAATTCTTTATTTCGTCGATGACCGATTTAAGCTCGAAACGGGTACGCACCATCTGGGCGCGGCCGTCCTTTTCTATCTCGGTCATTTCCTTCAGCGAAATGTTGAATTCGTCCACACCTTTCCTGGCACTGAACAAGTCTTTTGTCCACGCCACGATCTCGTCACCGTACATCACCAGCAGCATGATGCCGGTGGTGAACGCTGTCTGCCATGAAAAGAGGGAGGAAAGCACCTGCTTCCATACCGGTATCCCTTTTTTGCCGGACTTCTGCAGCTCGTCGTATTCCTTCCGGGCACGGGCCAGCTCATCGGTGAATATCGGCAGGTTGTTGCTGATGGCCATAAAGAACATCTGAGGTCCCATGGCCAGCGAGGGCATTTCACGGGCTATCTGCTGGATGCTGTTGTGCAGGCCGCCCAGCTGGCGTCGGGCGTCGGGCACATCCGCAGGCGTAACCTGTACGGATTCCGATTCCTCCTGCAGCTGCTTCAGCCTGGAACGCAACTCCTCAAGAGTCTTTTCCAGCGCGTTAATCTGTGTGATGTTCGCACGCTGGTCCAGGTTGGGGGCGGCTGTCTCACCGGCAAGGCGCAGCCTTTCCAGTTCAGCCTCCAGCAGTCTGACGGTATTACGCAGTTCCAGCGCCTCACGTTCGGCCTTGTCCATGCCGGGCGTGAGTTTGTCCTTCATTAAAAATTCAATTTCTACAGGTTTGCTCATTCCAGTCTGCTTTGAAAAAATCCTACAATATCATTCGCTTCATCTTCCGCGCTGGACTCCGGTCTGGAATCATGGTTTCCGCTGCCTTGCTTTTGACGCACATACCGGGGCGCGTCGCCCAGCATCATAATCAGCGTCTGGTAGTTCACACCGTCCAGGATGTAGTCCACACTCCAACCGGTCGCGGTCGCTATCTGCCACACGAAGCCGAAAGGGCTATGGGAACCCTCATAACGGGTTCTTAACTCCCCTTCCTTGCCCGGCTCAGTCTCGGCTTCATCGGGTTCGCCCGCGCTGCCGACCTGATAATACGCATAAAATCCTCCGTGCCCATCATCCGCTCAAATGTCCGGAACATGGCCGTCAGATAGCGCCACTCTACGAAGTTCCGCAGTACCCAGGCCGTCAGACCGATACCCGCATGCCACGACACGTAGCCCCGGCATACCGTATAGGCCAGCAGCCGGCTCACTGCCTGACCATGCTCCGCCACAAAGGCCAGTTCCTCCGCCTTGTCCTTCGGCTGCCAGTCGGGCTTGACACCCATCTTCAGGTATTCCCTGGCCAGCAATATCAGCCCCCGCAATCGCGGCCGCTTCATCGTCACACGCATCTCCACGGGACGTTTCAGCCAAGGCAGCTTCCACTTTTTAAGAGGAACGGACACGCCGCTGTCAAGCAGCGCGTCCGCACATTCCATTTCTATCAGTTGTTCCAATCGGTCGGCCATACCTTAATCCTTTCTGCTTTTGGCCTGTACAGACGCGGCTGCTTCCGCTGCCGGAAGCTTGTACTGTTTCCACTCATCCGGTATTGCTTCCGTATCGAACACACCGTAAGGCTGCGAACCGTCCGCCGGCATAGCCACCTCAAGCGTGCATTCTATCTTGGCCGTTTCCGTAAGCGTCAGTTTGCCGCCCAGGTTGGAAAGCAACGTACCGTTCGGTATCAGTACACTCTGTCCGGAAACCAGGCTGAGTTCCCACGGACCGTCCATCAGCACGGCCGATGTAGGAGCGGTCCAGCCCACAGGAGTTTTCTTTTCCGTATCCTCCTTCTTGTAATGAAGGGAGCCCCCAAGCAGTTTATGAAGATTCTCGTAGTTCAACTGGATGACATTGAACGTGGGGGCGATACCGCCGTTGCTCTGCGGAATAATCAGCACAGGAGTTCCCGGCACCTGTTCCGCGTTTATCTTGGTCGATTCAGGTTTAACCCCGCCCATATCAAACGAACCGGGTTCGATATAGCCCACCACAAAGTCCTTGTATTTCACGGCACCGATGCCGTACATGAAATTCTTGTTCATCATTTCTTCAGTTTGATAGTTAATAATACCCCGGCAAACAAACCGGCCAATACACCTATGATAAACACCCGTACCGGGTTCGGAGGGCGTTTTTCTTCCGTTTGAACGTCATTTAAAGTTCCGTTCCTGGTCTCGCTGCGGATGCGTGCCAGCTCTTCTTCATACCATAGCACCAGCTGCTGCAGACTGTCACACGAGGCTTCGGCCACGATGTTCCCGCTGCCGTCACTGCCTACGGTCAGATTCGCCTGCCCGCTCTTACCACGGTACACGGCACCTTCAGGAAGTTTACGGAGGCTGTCCGGCGGTATCGTCAGCTTCACCGCACTCGCCGGTATCCCCGCCATCACCAGTCCCGCCCGCCGACTTCCGCCCGCGCTGTCGGCGCTTGCCGCTTCCGTCTGTATCTTCTCCGCCATCGTGCTCTTCCTGCTGCTTGCGCAGCCCGCCAAGCACAGGGCAATCGTCATGATGGCGGCAACTGTTGGCCGTGTCAATAGCCTTCCTGAGCCGTGCCATCTCGCGTTTGTTCGCCTGCAGGTCCTTTCTTGTTGCATTCAGTTCTTCTTTTAACGGTTCGACAATATTCTCTATCAGGATGCGCGTGGCCTTGTCCACGTTGTCGATACGCACGGTCTCAGCCGTGGCGTTCGCCTTCCTGACAGTAGGCCTGATGGTTATCAGGGCCGTCAGGGCGGTGGCAAGACCGCCGCCCAGGACAAGGTTCAGCAGCTCGTTGAAATCCATAGCGCATCCAGGCCGGACAACCGGCTATTTGCCTGACGCCTTTCTGGCGAACAGGCCGATCAGCCACTGTATGAAACCCGTATCGGCAATGCCGTTGGCCACAAGGGAGGAACCCAGACCGTAAAGAAGGGCGATATACCACTCCACATCCGACACAAAGCCCGCATCAAGCCACCAAAGCAGCATCGCGGCGGCAATGCCGGTAAGCCAACTCACAAGCTGCGTCCAGATGCCTGACATTTTTGGAAAAAGTTTCTTGATACCCTCCACAAGGAGGACAACGCCGCCGGCGAAACCGGCAAAAGTCGCAATCATCGCGTCATAGTCAGCCTCAGGGGTCACACCATCCTGGGCAAAAGCCACGGATACGAATCCGAGCATCAGTGCAAAAAATAATAGAAATCGTTTCATCTGTCTTTTGATTTATTGGTTTATACCTATTTCTTTCAGCCATTTCTGTACATCGAAGCTGGGGCAGGCTTTCGCCGCCAGTTCATTATGACCCACAATGCGAACATCCGGGAAACGGCGGTGGAAATCCTTCACATACTTCTCCAGCGCCTTCTTCTGACAAGCCGTGCGGGTGTCTTTCGGGGTCTTCCCGTCCCCGGACACTCCCCCGGCATATACGATATGACGGCTCAAACTGTTGTAACCTTTGGCTCCGTTGGTCACTTCCCAAGGGTCCACCTCGGCGTCCTCGTTGTTGTCCACAAGACGTTCCACACCCCCGTTCAGGTGGAACAGGTCGGTATAGCCCACCTGCTTCCAGCCTCTTCCTCCCCGGCACACCGGAGAAGTATGCCATTTGCGGATGTCCGCCGATGACACCTCACGCCCCTCCGGGGTAGCCGTACAGTGAATTACCAGATACTTCAACTTTGCCATGCCTACGCCTCCTGTTTTGCCTGACTGACGGTTATCTTCACGGTCCTGGCCTTGTCGGAGTCCAGCGTCAGGGTGACAGCCCCGCTCTTGTCCTTTCCCGTCGTATTGGCTGCGGCAGAGATACGGATACCGTTATCCGTCGGGGACACGGTAAAGCCCGCAGGGGATGCGCTCACGCTGTACTCGCCGGATGCGGTCACGGCAACATCCTGGCTGCCGCCTTCCGGCTTGATGGTCACCGCGGTCGGAACGGCAGACAGCTTTTTCTCCGCGGGCTTGAACACCGGATTCGGACGTTTGTCCAGCACCACCACCTCCTCACCAAACGCGATGTTCGTATCGGCCTTCATCAGCATCTTGAAGAAGTACAGTTCGCTGGCATTCGAGATTTTATCAATCTGAATCACGTCCTGGTCGTCCTGCAGGTTCACCGCCGCAAACAGGTTACCGCCGGCATCGGGCGAACAAAGGGTGCAGACAATCAGGTCATCGGGCCAGGCGGCAAGGGTCTCGATGGTAATGCCCTTGTAGCGGCGGGCATTCACGTCGGTTTCGCTTGCATTCTTGGCCTCGCGCTGGGTCAGTTCGTCGTCATACTTGTCAAAGTCGTTCACGCTCATCAGAATGCGAAGGTCCGGGTTGTTGCGGATAGCTACGGGAATCTTCACGCGCAGAGCCTTCAGGCGGCCCAGCATGGTCGATTCCGCACTGTCCACCACAATAACCTCGGTGTCCTTGGCCATTTGGGTCAGAATGCCGTTGAACAGGTGGTCATCGTCATCCCCATATTCGCCGTTCACATAGTGGTCACCCAGTTCAAATTGCACCTGTTTGGCCAGCTCGGCAAGCAGGGCGTTCTGCGCTTCGGGCGGAAGTTCCGAGAATACCAGGTTGCCCTTCGGCTGCCACTTGCGCCAGATGTTCTCGAACGTGCGGGGGTTAAATACCGTAAAGGCCATGAAGTCCACCGGATCAAGACTCTTTTCGTCGTAGTTGAAGTTTCCTTTCGAATCCTCCACACCGGGGTTCTCCTTGCGCTTCTGAAGCATCTTGCCGGTCTTCAGGCGCGGAAGGCTGATTTTCTTTTCCACACCGGGAATCACCATAATCAGCCCCTTTTCCACAATCTCATTGCTCGTTGCGGCAAGCGTCAGCAACTGCTCCAGTACCTCGCCGCTGTAATTCGTGTTTCTTACAATTATTGCCATATCTCAATCACTTTTTACGTTTGTCCTTGATTTCACGCATACGCCTGTTCCAGGGGCTTTCTTCACCGTCCGGTTCCAGGTGCAGGTCTTCCATCACACGGCGCTTCACCGGCAGTTGGGCCAAAGCCTTTTCGCCGTTCTCGCGGTCATTTGCCAGAAGGTTCTCGTAGATGGGGCGGGTCGTCGCATCGATGCGTCCGTCCTTCTCTGCCGCGTCAAGCAACTGCTTGCGGGCGGCAATGTCATCGGCAGCGGCCTTGTCCTCATAGGTCTTCACCTTTGCTTTCAGGTCGGTGTTCTCCCGCGTGAGGCCGGGAACCTTTCCCGCCTCTTCCTCCAGCTGGTCCATCATGCGGAACACATCCGCATCACTCGCGCAGTCCTTGAAGCGCGGGCGTTTCTTTACATCTTCCAGATTCATGTCTTCTCTGTTTTTTTGTGGCTCAACGAGCCGGTTATTGAATAAAGTATATATCTGTGCCGGTGTGCTGTCCTCCGGCACGGGGTCTGCATCATAGATGCCGTCTATGAAACCAAGGTCCAAAGCTTCCTGTGCGGTCAGCCAGTGGTCTTCACCGTCAAAATAGGTTTGCCTGATCGTGTCCGGGTCCAGTCCCAGACGTTCGGAGTAAATCTCACTCAGGCTGCTTTCCAGACTTTCTATCTCTTCCATGCACCGCTGCAGGTCCTGTTTGTTGCCGTAGCATCCGCCGCTCACACTGTGCAGCATCAGCCGGGCATACCGGCTCATCTCCACCGGCTTGCCGCAAAGGGCTATCACACTGGCCATGCTGGCGGCTATGCCATCCACATAGATGCGGATGTCCGCCTTGCTCTGGCGCAGGGCGTTGAATATCGCAATACCGCTGTACACTTCCCCGCCGTTGCTGTTTATGCGTATATGGATGCGCCGGCTCACCCGCTCGGCTTCCATCAGTTCCTGTGCTATGCGCCCGCTTTGCACCTCGGTATAGTCCCCGATGTCCCCGTACAGGAATATCGTGCTGATACCGTCATCGCTTGTTGTAATATTGAAAAATCTGCTCATCGTCATGTCTTTACCTGCGGTTTCCCCGCGTTTCGATGGTGCGAAAATAGGACATTCCCATGGCACGGGGAAACCGCGTTTTTATCATGCCGGTTTCCGGTGTTATCATGCCGCTGCAACCCGGCATCATGCGCGCAGCCTTTTACAAAGACCGCTTTTTGATGCAATTTTGTAACGTGATTTACAATTAAAAAGGACGATTTATGGCAGATTTGACGAATGCCCAGAAAAAGGAATGGGCAAAGACTTTGTACCTCAAGGAAAACCTCACACAGCAGGAAATTGCCGACCGTGTGGGCGTGTCGCGGGTGTCCGTATCCAATTGGGTTCGGGCCGGGAAGTGGGAGGAACAGAAGGTAGGGCTTACGCTCACAAGGCAGGAACAGGTGGCTAACCTCTACCGCCAAGTGGCCGAAATAAACAAGG